GAAGGAACGGTATTGTCCAAACTTCTTAAAGCGTGGAAAACCGTGACCTCTTTGCCTCATGGCCTCAAAAGACGCATCAACCCTACCCAAAACATCTTGCAGTACTTGAGAATGCACATCCTTCAGGTGTGGCAAGACTTTCTTAGCTTGAGTCAGGTTTTTCTTTTGAGGGTAATAGCCAGGATAGGGAGCATCTGCAGGAATTATGTACTCAGACTGCAGAGAACATCTGTCTATCTGGCACTTACGGCTACCGATCCAATCTTTTCGCTCTCGCAACGCATAGTTGTACACAGAGCGACAAGTCTCAAGCCAAGACAGCATTCGTGTCTCTTGCTCAAGGCTAGGGTAAATCCGGTAGCGGTACGTCATGGTGAACATACTCCTATTATAGCTTTTTCTAGGGAGGTAAGATGTAGTCCCTAGAATTGTTCCCTGCGGTCACCGCTCCTCATCCCGACGTTGACCGCTTCGTTTCACTTGCAGTACAAAGCGGGGCTTCCCCGCGATTCGCTAAAAAAGAACTAAGCAGCTCAGCTCAAATTAAACGAGCCCCTACAACAGCAATGCGATCTCGCAACTTCATGAATTCTCTGCCATAGGTTGTCATCCCCAGCTCATCTTGCTCAAACCCACCGACAATTTGGCGAGGTGTAGCTGCTTGACCTGAAGCCACTTGAGCCGCTTGCCCCGCTGATATTGCCGTGTCATCTAGATCCATCGCTAACCGATGGGCTGTCATAAGCATGATCCCCCGAACTTGAAACTCCCCCCATATGTCCCGTGGGCAGTCAAAGCATTCTGCTTGGTTCAACTCATCTTGAATTAAATCCAAGTCAATACAAGCAAACTTCTTGAATTTGCCTTGGCTAATAAAATTAGTAGCATTAACCGCTGGCATTAAAACTCAACCAGTAGTTGAATCTCAGCCCATTCCTTGTCTGTTAAACGAGAAATACCGCTTTTAGACTTCAGCTCTTCAAAATCAGCATAAGGACGGTTTTTTATAAGTTGCTGAGCCGTAGCATCTCCAATTGATGGCAATGCAGTCAATGCCTTCTTGTCCGCAGAATTAATATTCACCAGCTCCAAAGTCGCTTTTGGAGCTGGTGACGGCTCTGGTGCTGCCGGTGCAACGATAGCCTGGCCAGAAGAACCTTTCTGTACACCGGCAAACCGTGGCTGATTGCCCACCAGTTGACGGGCTGTACTAAGCCTACTAAAAAGTGACATCCTATCAACCTTTGCGTGCTTCTTCGAGCTGTTGTTCCTTCTTTCGTAAGTCACTAATGCGATTTACAATTGCCTTCTTCACTAGCTGGCGATCTGGTGATATTTCTTTGCTATTACACTCACGCAGCCATTCAATATCATCACAACTACGAATAATCTCCATTGCATCTTTAGGCGCATAATCCACCGTTGTATTAGTAGATATCTCACCCTCAGGCAATGGCAGCTTATCCATTATTCGGATAACCCCAATTTGCTCCAAAGTCTCAAACCAAAGCTGCTGCTTTAGTCGTGCCACCTCTTCTACACTTAAAACATTCAAGCCTTCGTTCAGGAATTCACCTTCAACTTGCAAATCAGCATTATCTTGATATGCCTTGTTGCCATCAGGCAACCTAGTTAAAACCTTAGAAACACCTACTTCCGAAACACTTGGCAAGCGAATTGGGCCAGAACGAGGTGGATCAAAATTCTTGGTGCTGACAACAACCCGTACAGTCTTAGACTCCGGGGTGACAACTTTGACAGGAAATGGAGCTGTTAACATTCAAAAATCTCCAAGCTTAGATGCCAGTAACAATGTGCATAGACAAAGGCCGGTAAACCACTAGTCCACCGTACTTAAAGAAAGCAATACGCTCATAGCCAAGTGACTTTCTCTCCCAGTTGTTCCAAGTAAGAGGCTGCATCACTCTTGCTTTTACCCGAGTGCGATCGCGCTTGTAAGCAATCATGATGTCTGTACCACCAATACCTGCACCCTCCAGTTCATTAACAGGAAAGATGTCTTTGATATAAGGTGTCTTCTTAAAAAACTGTTCTAGAATCGTCTCCGGCAAAGTTGGGTCAATTCTGGCAGAAATCAAATAATGGTATTTTTCAACTGGCAATAAAAGTACATCCGGTCTCTCCACTTGCTTGGTCAGCTTCACCACACTAGTAACCGCATCATTCAGCATTGCCAAAATCTGAGTCGGCGTTGAACTTGCGTCTAAGCGATAAGGACTAAACGAATTAAGCGCAGCAGAATGGTTAACAAACCCCTCAAACCCACTAGGCGTGCCATCAGTCGTCCGACCGTAAGCAATCAACTCATTCATTTCTTGCTCGGAGGTTTCCGTTACCGTTTGGATTTGCTCCTTAGAAAGGTCTTCCCCCAAATGAACAGTTGCCTGAATGTCGTCATCACTGTAGTAGCAGCCGCCCGCAAACTTATGAACATTCTGAGTAAATTCTTGACTCAGAACTGCCACATGAGGTACATCCGTGGCATAACTGCGAATTAACTTAAAATGGCCCACCCGATCCAATTGTCGGTAAGTTACCGTTCGTGCCCAAGGCTTATTCTGGATGTCTAGAGGGACAATATCGCCGCGAGAAAACGGCAAATCCGCATATTCAACACGTTGAACATCAGATTCAATATCCTCCAAGAGGCGCATGAACTGCCCAACCGTCGCATCGTCTAAACGAACGTTTTGGCCGACTGAACGGGTTCCCGGAGTATTTAATAGCGAGTTTGGCATAGTCTTAAACCTGTAGGTGGTAATGCAGTATTTCCTAATTAAGACAACTCAACCAAAACAATGGTAGAACCATCTTTGAGTTGAGCTGTTTTCTTTGCTGCAGCATTCGGAACAGCATCAGCATTAGTGTTAGTGTTAGACACCCAACCTCTTGACGCCGCATCATACGAAGCATAAAGAGTATCTGCAGGAGAAATGTCTCCCTGCAATGCCCGCATCCAAAGCCCATCGTTACTCAGGGTTTTACGCACCACATCTACTGCATCTCCGCTAGGATATTCGGTTTTAGCATTGGGTCCAACTGAATCTTTTTCAACAAAATAAGTAGAGAGCGCCCCCCCACATACCTTCAGTCCAGACTCCATTGGTCGAACTTGGTTAAACGCATCTCCTGCATCTTGAGCAACAAATACTCCAAACTGAATTGTGCCCGACTTTGCTGCACCCGTTTCAGTAATTGCCATCGCACCACCACCTGTAGTGGTGTACGTCAAAGTAGAGATTACATCTTCATTAGGATTACGGCCTGTCACCGTCACCTTAGTAGCATCCGCATCGCTTGTCGCCACATCGTAAATTGAATCCGTAAAATTAAGCGCATTAGACAGCTCTTCCGTAATATCTGCAACAGTATGAGCCGCAGTAAAGCTTATATATGCGCTAGTTTGAGCCGTTTGTTTCCCCGGAATTTCCGCCACAACCTCATAGCTTGCTGCCCCAGCACCTGCTGCAGCTGGCTCAAGGTCAAAACTCTGAGGTTGGTCATTCGCTGTGTTTACCATGCTGGCAACTTGCGGAGTCCCTTGGCCACTAAGAAAGCCAGGGTGAGCAGGGTCAAAATTTCTAGAGTAATTTTTTTGCATAAGTCTGTGCCATGAGCTGGTTTAGATCGGTAAAAGTGACGCGCCTGGATTACTTGTGTAAAGCACCCGGGGATTTTTCTCTGTCCATCTTCTTCTGAGCAGGAGAACGCTCCTCACCCTTGTCAGCCTTTAAAGTGCTGCGACGAGTCAAACTCAGAGCTGTCTCTAGATTGTCTGCATGGGTAATGCTGTCTTGATGGTTAAAAGTAACTGGCGGCTGCGCATCTTCAGTAAAAACGGATTCTGCAATAATGTCGTAGCGGGCATTTACATAATCGTCTGTGGCATCTTCACGGATCCCCTCAGGCGTTAAAGTATCTACCACAAAAGCTTTGATGTCATCCACATCCCAGCTGCTATCTCCACGAACTTGATTAGTATCCACGCCGTAAGCAGTCAAGATTTCATTAGCCTCTTGCCACATGTCTATCCGTTCTGCGACATCATCATATTCATCTTCTTTATAGTCGCCATCCTGCTCATATGTATCCATGTCCTTTTTAGAACGACGCCTTTTAGTAGGATTCAACTCGTCCATTAGCTCACCCCCTTCTTCTTCATCGACGTCATCCATGGGGTCATCCATATCAAAGTTGTACGCAGAAATCATATCCTGATATTCATCTAGCGTGTCTTCTAAGGCATCTGCCCGCCCACGCTGGATTTGAACTTCCTGAGCCGCTTCTTGTAATGCCTCTTCTAGCTCATCAATTTTCAGTAATGCGTTATGGCCCACATTAATTTCATTGGTTAAAGCGGTCACCAACCCAGACGGCATATCTGCCTCCATGCCGTCATAACGAATGCCACTCATAAACAAGTTTTCAGGTAATTTAGCCATTGATAAAGTCCTAGAAGGTTTGAGGTCAAAGATTTGAGGCGCAGCGTCTTGGTTTAAGTTGAGATCTTGAAAACAGCAGTCACAGCGATGCCCAGTAAAATCATAAAAATCTAAGCCATCCATCCTTAAGCCACAATCTGGGCCAGCTCGACCTGTGCCCACAAGGGCTGTATGGTTGTATTCGACATTGGTCTGTCGGGCATCATAAGGCTGCCCTCGAAAAGTTCCCGATTGCATAACCAAATCAGTTCGGTAACCGCACGACAGCTGCCTCATACCACTGTGCAATGCTCTGATTCCGTCCGATCTCTGGATGTTGTATACAACCTTGATTAAGCCATCCCCAACCACTTCGATCTCATTGGAGCTAGAGCCTTGACCATATTTGTCATAGTTTTCTGGATTAACAGGAACAGGGGGATGCCCTAAGGTGAAAGGTTTACCTGCTAATGTCTGTAAAGAGTCCGACCTTAAAACATCGTCTGGGTGACGTAATTCACGGCGCAAAGACCCATCAGCATTCCGGTAAGGGAATACCCCCACACGAGTAGGGATCCCCACCACGGTGACAAAGCCTTCTGGGCTTGTAATGATCTGCTGAACCCCACCTGAATCAAACCGATTAACAGGCCGAAGTTTTTCTAAGGTTTTCAAACTTCCAGTAAATACAGTCCATCAGCAGTTTAGAAACTTGAATCCTTCTCTACTAAAATCGATCCAATAAAGCACCCTTTTGAAAACATGAACCCCTACCGGATAATTGCGAAAAAACTAAGAAGTTATCGAGATACAGCAGATATCACCCAAGCCGAGCTATCTTCACTAGTTACCGAAATTCTCCGGCCTGAAACTGTTGCTGCATACCACTTAAAGCGATTAAGGACTGTTTGCAACCTCACTCAGCAAGAAATGACAACCTTAGTTAATACCTTCCTACATTTAATTGATTCGGTGGGAATGCCCACTCGAATGGCAACTAGCAAAGTGGAAAATGCTCGCCGTCGATTAGATTTTTTAGAAGCAATGGCTATTTGTATCGCCTTAGAAATTCCGCCTTGGGCATTACTGCCAGAAAGCCTGCAAAAGTTGCAGCCTAAGTTGTCAATTGCAAAATTGTGGATTTTTAAACGTCAATACCAAGGATGTTATTTATTTGAGCATGTTTGTTCTGAAACACGCATCCTCACCCTTTGCATAACACCTCAGTTAAACTTGAAACAGCCGGAAGGTAAAAAGCATCTTGACTTGGATGACATTATTATCAATAACCCTTGGTGCAAGGATTTAATTTCAACTATTTTGGCTAACCCGATGTTGAACCCTACCCCTATGGACTTAACCGTCACTTCATCTGGAGAGCTAAAATGGACTACGTTGCCTTAATTGAGAAAAGAGGTGATCTACACATAGGTACAATTCCTGATATCCCTGGATGTGTTGCTGTCGCACCCACTTATGCAGAAACTCAACGCAAACTGCAAAATGCTATTACTGTTCACAATGATCGACTGAAATCGTACGGCAGCCTCGAACCGCAACGCCACAAAGCCTGTACGATCTCAATACTGACTCGTTGATGCCATGCTAGAACCTCAAACTCAAGTTGTGCTCCTAGATCACAGCACAACTCAGGCTGTCTATATCCCCTTAAACAAGATCGAGCCCCATCCATTCAACCCTCGTCCTTATTCTCAAAAATATGGTTGGCGAGTCATTGATCAAAATGTTGAAGTACTGATCCATTCCATTGATAGCTTTGGCTACGACAGTTCCGAGCCTGTGCTATTGCGAGATATGGAAGATGGGACCTATCAATGCATAAAAGGCCACACCCGATGCGTGGCCCAAAAGACTAGAGGAGAGTCAGAGATCCTAGCATTTGTCCGCCAAATGAATGAAGTGGATGCTGCGATCGCATTAGTCACCCTACAAGGTTCCAGTGTTGACTCCTGGAGTCGCCGCCGCCATGCCTATGAATGCTGCCACAGCTTTGGCCATGGCAACCTGCTTAATGTCACTGAATATGCCGAAAAAATCAATGTGGCACGGCAAACCGTCAGTGCTTGGCTAAAAGAATACGAAGTCAGCTTGGCTTTAATCAAGTCAGACTTAATCTCTGAAGACAATCTAAGACAAAGCCTTAGCGCTAAAATGGCTAGTGATATTGCTCGCCTTGATTCCACCGATTGGGTATGGTTTGCCTCCGTGCTACTAAATCATACCTGGACAGAAAAAAACCGACAAGCAGCCATTGACACCGTCGTAAACCTTTCCAATACAGAATTTCCCGAGAAACATCTAGGGTGGATCAAACTGCAAACCTGGAAAGAAGCAGCAGCCTTAGAGGCAGGAGACACCGGCAATACCAATGCCATTGGCCTCTTAAATGAATGCGTTGCTTGCGTCAATGTCGCCCTACTCAACATGGACGAACATCGCCCTGTCTGGATATTTAACAAAAACAATGAACCTAAATTAGAACACTGGAACTTGCAAAAGCATTTTCTTGAAAGGCTTGCCACCCTCAATTCCATCTCCCCTTTTCAAATTCAGCAGCAAGAGTCCTACTTATATGCAGAAATTCAAGAGCTAGATACAAGCTACAAAGCCTTTATCAAAGAACATGAAACTCAGCAACAGCTGAAATTACATCAAGAAGCTGAGCGACAACGGCTATTAATTCTGCAGCAAAAATATTGCCCAGAAGCCACCAAGAATGTCATGGGTATTCCCGTCGAGATAAAACTAGACGCAGTCTTTATTAATCCCAGTAGCCTTAACTATAAATTTACTGATGAGCAACTAATCCTAGAAGCCACCGAAAACTTAAAAGACACCGGATATGTGATTACGTTTATCCCCGATGGCCTTTCCTTGTTCCAGTGGCAAAGCGCTCTAGAATACACCGGATGTCTAAAGTTTTTGGAGCTGTTAACCTGGGTCAAACCAGGCTCAGCCCATCTTCATAGTGATGGCCGCTACGTCAATAACGTGGTGTTTGTCCATGTGGGAGTTCCCACTAACAGCACCACCCATTACTTCAATGCTCTCAATACACACCTAAAGACCAGCATTGGATTTCCCGATGTGATTGAAACAGAAAAATTAAAGTGGTCAAAAAACCAAATTCCAATTGATCTAGCCACTTATTTACTGAATCTATACACCCCCCCTGACGCCACCATTTTTGATTGTGCAACAGCCTGTGGCACCTTTAGTGCTTGCAGTAAATTCATGAAACGCAAAGCATTTTGGTATACAAACAAAGAGGCACTGTTTACTCGAATCAGCGAGCGATTGAATAACAGCCCTTTCCATGAAAGCCTTCAAATAACCCAATAATGAGTCATATTCTCACAAATAAAAGAGTAAAATAGATTCAACCGTGATAATCAAACTGAGTGCTCTATTTAGAGCACTTTTTTTGCCCGATCCAATTGTTTTTTGTGTTAAGTAATGTAAAAAGTGTCAGGCACCTGACAATTCAGAGCCGTTCAGATACCGATCAATAATTGCCAGTATTTCCTGCTGATCCGTTTGTGAAATCCCTAAATGAATCCGCTGAGGAACCCCGATGCCCAACTGATGCTTGCGAGCACGTTCAAGCTTGTTAGTCACTCTCACCTTGTTTTGATTAACAGAATAAAAATAAGAGCTGCGCATACGGCCTGTGGCTTGCAGCACTTTAAGGATTTGACCTCGCTGTCGTTTCAAATTTAGAGTGTATGTCGAGTTTGGCCGCCAAGGTTGACCATTGGGGTCAATCTGAAATTCAAACCGTTCATCCGTTGCCAGTAAAATATATTCCCCAATCTCTTTTAAGGCGGGTTCTAGATTCTGCAGTTTCCGCTCTAGCTCTGTTAAGCTCGACCGCAATTTTTTGTCGTCAATCTTGACTGATACTTCAACCAATTTCGTCCCTCTAAGGTTTTTGCGATCGCAAAGTTAACGCCGAATTGACCAGCTGCTGAGTTTGCGGGTTAAGCCGTGGCATTGCCGTCTTAAGATACGCCAGTCGTTCTGCATCGGTATAGCCCGTAACCCCGAAAGGGGCTCTAAAACCCTTATCGGCAATAGCGTGAGGATGGGGTATGTTCTCCAGTTTTTCATACCCAAACCGCTCTAAAATCCTCTCATTTACTAGGAAGGCACGGCATCTGCAAAAGAATCCAGCTGGAAGCCGCAACCCTTGCCAAAACGAGTGATCTGCCGGTATTGCTTTTCTGTGGAGCGCCAAGTGATGAGGCCTAGGTACCACACTATCTCCATGTCTCCATACTTTCCAAGGCCGACTCTCTTGCAAAGCAGGGTCACTCATCATCTTTTCGCGGCCAGCACCATAAGCTCCTCTAACATTTGTGTCATAAATCACTTTCAGTCGAGCGGCGTCAGGTCGATAGCCTCTACGACCTAGCAACCGCTTAAACTGGCGTTTAAACACTTTTTCATCCTTACCCGTTTCAATCTGCTGCAATAGCAAGAACCGAGTGGCATCCAAATAATCTCCACGGGTCACCCCAGTGATACTAAACGCCCAAGTGTGGTACAAGTCATCTACCTTTCGTAAATCAGCCAAAGGAATAATCAATTTTGTTTTGAAAAATTCCACTGCATCCGTATAAGGCATTTTGATCCACTCAGGAATCTCGTCGAAGCGCCAGTCTTCGTCCCCCTCATCTATTACTTCAGCTTGCCCTCCGTAATAGCCCAAAATCATCGACTGGGCTAAGGCCTCCTCAAACTTTTCAGAAGGCAATAAATTAAACAAGTCCTCTAAGTGGTCCGTTGCTTGCTTAAAAGAAGGCTGGGTGTCTATCCAATTAGCAGAGATCTCAACCCAATTAAGAATCTCCGCTTCTACTTTTTTGCATAGACCTCAGCAATGTAATCCGCCAGGTCCACCTCATCTCCCACATCCGTGTGAAACGGAATATCCGGGTCATAGTACATCTGCGACGTCTCTAAGAGTAGATCGTATCCATCCACCCCTGCCATATCATCCACATCAAATCGGGTCACGTCTGCCACGCCCAATATAGGGAAATCCTCATCCGTATAGCCATCCTGCCTAGCCTGCTCTTGCAGCATCTCCAACTCACGAGTTAGAGACCGGCGGCGGGCATTTATCTTCCGAATCTCTAGCTGATGTCCTCGTCGTTCCGCCTCCAGCCGATCCGTAGGGATATTAGTAGGTGCATTAGTGCGAGTATTAGATCGCTGTACCTTATTTAATTTCTTAGTGGCTTCCGCCATTTGGCCATGACTAGCTACCATTTGCTGAGATAGCGTCACAATCTTATTCGACAATTCCTGCTGAGCTACATCAGACGAAGTCAGAATTCGCTCTGTCTTGCGTGTCTTAGGATTCTGTATTTTCTTTTTCGCAGCTTTTGCCTTTTTGCGGATATTGCGCAACTGCCGTAACAACGGCTTTTCTCGTTCGTACTGACCATCCACTAAATATTCGGTTTGCAGTCGTGACCTTTCCTCATCCGAGATACGCTGTCTAACTTTGCGGGCATAATCCAAGCCCTGTCCCATGGCCTTTTGCACTGCTTTCTGGCGATTGTCAATCTCTTGGACCACAATGTCAGCATCAGCCTTCTCCGATTCACGGGTCACCCCTTCAATGGACGAAGATACAATTTCAGCATTGCGCTGCACCACTTTCTTGGCTTGGTTTGTCTGCTGATTTAGCTTGCCATTAGTCTGCTTCCACAAACGAGATTTCCAAGCATCCACTTTTTTCTGAGCATCAGTAAAAGCTTGGCGATAAACTTTCTTTGGCTTTTTAATCAACGCCTCAATTTGACTACTCTCAGTTGTCACCTTGTCAGCTAGCTGCTCAATGGCATATTCCCTAAATGCAGCCCGTTGCTCCACCGTATCCAGCTTGCCGCCAAACTGCGATCGCAACTCTATTGCCGCGTCATTTAACTCTCCCTCATTAGCAATTACCCATTGCTCACCTTGCTTACTTGACATCATGTCCAGTGCTTCAGATGCCCGCCGCAACTTGGGAACAAATCTAGGAACACCCATAATCGCACTGTTCTGAGCCATCTGCTTGTTCTGAGCATAAGCTTGCTCAAACTCCATCTGCTCTTCCATTCCCTGCTCAAACTCACGAATCGCAGTAGCTTGGTTATGAGTCGTCTTCAAAACCACCGAACCCACTTCTTTGTGAGCAGTATGGTCTTTAAGCATCTTGCGATACTCAACCTCTTCCTCAGTGGTTAACTGAGAACGGTTTGTTGGCAGCTTAGCCAGCCGCTCTTGCTGCTGTTCTAACCGCTGTTCATAAGCCTCTAAGTCGCCATAGGCTTTATTGACCCCTAGAACCATTCCCCTTGTCTGAGCCAACTGGTCATAAGCATCTTGTATACCCTCCGTAGGATATTCCCCTGACAAATCCTTCATCTGCAGGTCAATATCCCGCAACAGGCTTTCTGAGCGGTTAACCAATTCTTCTCGCTTGCCCCGTGGCAAGGTTTGAGATAACTGCTTTGCATCTTCTTGTAGCTGAGATAGCCGCTCCCCTGCAGAGCGTACCGTTGGCCCATATTTTTGGAAGTAAGGTTCCGTTAAAGGGTTATACAACTGCCCGTAAGCTGCTTCCGCTTCATAAATCTGCCGGTCTAGCTCTCTAGTCTTGCCAGAATTATCCTTATAGCCTTCTAGCTCCCCTGCTAGCTTCTGGTATAAACCAATGCCCTTATCTTTCTGTAGTGCCTTAGCTGATGCAATGCGAGATTGTCGCCGCTGAAAATCAGCCTCTGAGCCAAAGTCATCCACTTCAGGGACTTGGTTCGCCCCCCGATCCCGCTTAGGCCGTAAATTCTCATACTCAGTGGCTGGCGTACTCCAAGGATCAGGAGGAGTAGTATAGCCCGCTTGCAGCAATCGAGTTTGAGTGGTTTCAACCGTTGAAACCTGATTAGAAGGTGATGCAAGTCCAGACTCAGGCAACTGATCCCAAGGACTAGGAGGCGTTGCAGCCTTAAAAGGAGCTGGTGCTAACAGAACTGGTGCTGGAGATATAGCCGATGGTCCTCTTGGGGCCGATGCGCCCGATGCGCCTGATACTGGAGATGCAGTGGGTGGACCTTGCCAAGGATCTGGTTGCTCTGTGGCCTTAAAAGGAGCTGGTGCTAACAGAACTGGTGCTGGAGATATAGCCGATGGTCCTCTTGGGGCCGATGCGCCCGATGCGCCTGATGCTGGAGATGCAGTGGGTGGACCTTGCCAAGGATCTGGTTGCTCTGTGGCCTTAAAAGGAGCTGGTGCCGCTGCTTGGGCGGCAACTTCCGTTTTCGGCTCTGGCTTAGGCGTTCCTTTAGCCTCAGGTTGTGGAGGTGCTTTTGCTCTAGATGCTGCCGCCGATGGCATCTTGTCTTTTGGTGGCGATGCAAGTGATGCGACAGATGCAGTCCTAGCGCGAGATGATTTAGATGTGGGCGATCGTGGTTTATCTCTTGGAGACTTAGCTCTCACAGCAGCTGTTGCTGCTAAGCCTCCTGCTGCCCCCGCCCCTGCCAAAGCTAAACCTGAGATTGCCACAGCTGCTATTTTTTGGCGTTTTGTAAATCGACTTCCACTTGCCTCTGCAGAAGCCCCTGTAGTCGTAGGTAATTTACGGCAATAGCCACCTCCTGTGACCGCATTGTTTGCAACCCAAATTTTGTTCGGGCCACAGCTGCGGACTAAGCGTTTACCCGTTTTAGGTGCATCCTCATGCCAAATGTCTTGTCGATAGTCTTGAATCTGCTCCGGGGCAACCTCCACATACCAACTCTGGTCTGAGTTAAACTGATCATAAGTATCCCGGTTAATGATGCTTAAGACATCTTCAGGAGATACCTCCACCTCATCTAAAATTCGTAACCCCTGATTAATCCGCCCCAGTGACATCAAATTAGCTGGAGACTCAGCCACATGGCGAACATAATCTTCTAAAGTCGGTAAAGCTGGAACTAACAAATGAAGTGGTAAATTGCCTTCCACCAAAACAGGTCCTGCAACGCTAAACACGTTCGACTCTCCGTTCTCGATGTATTCCAGCGTAAGCATGGCTAACCTAGATGAATTTTATTGATGCAATTGCGTAAGTCTAAAAGCTTGGGATGATGACGTTTAAAAAGCGACACTCGCTTTTTAATTTCTACGTCCATATCTTCCGGTGGTGCAGTCATTTGTTCAGCATCAGTAAGGGTAGCTTTAGTTGTCTGCATGATCTGGCCAATCACTTGCTCATAGGGATGCTGGTCAATTAAGTCATGAAGATGCTGGCGATAAATTTTAAAGTTTTCAATGGTTGAAGCTGAAGCAAGATTTAGCCGATCAGTGCGCTCCAGCCATCGCTCCACCGCTGCAATGACCCATGGCACAAAAGAGTTTTGAGGCCCATGCCCCATAAATGCCAATTTATGATCCACTGCATAGATGTTCTGAGTGGGAAATTCTAAGTAAAGGTTGGCCACTGTCCGATCTGGGTTAGAGACAAACAAGTCAAACGCAGCTATTTTGGCTAAATCGGCGTGGCTAATGCTGTTCTCCCAGACCCTATCTGCCATCTCCGCTGACATAGGCATCAATCCCAGTTGAATCATGTAAGGACTTAGTACCGTTGAGTTCATGCCTATTTCAATCGGTGTGCCTGGCGGAATCAAGTGTAAGTTGCCGCCTATTTGCGATCGCAACTTAAAATTATTTCGGTAGATAATAGGTACAATCTTCACCTCATTAACAGGTGTATTAGAAGAACGCCCGATATAGCTAGCTACAACCTCAGCTACCATTTCAGCGGTACGACCTGGGCAAATTATCTCCGGTTGCTGATAAATCCCCTCTTCACCCGTCACAGGATTAAACACATATTGCGCTGTAGACGTAGTCCCAATCAATGCCTGTTTGTCCTTGTCCAACTCAAATTGATTAAATCGGTGCATCTTCACCACTTGCAAAAGAGGAAGATTCTCTGAGGTGAACTGAATAACTTGAGGCGACAATGTATCTGGCTGCCTTTGCCAATATCCGCCTTTGAATTGTTTTGGGTCTTTCACCCAATTACCAGTATCTTCACGGTCTTCTAACTCTCCACCTCCCACCAACTCAGGAGTTCGTTCTAGCCAATCTGCCGGATCATTCTCTCCACTCAAACCAATCAGGTGCTGGTTGCTATCTACAAACAAACTGACATTATTAAACGACACAAAAGTATCAGGGATACAAATTACAGGTTGTTGGCTACCAGACGGCACGTAGGCCAGAGTGATATGAGGTGTATATCCATGGTTTTGCTTATGCTCCAGCTTGCATAAGCTCAGAATATAAAGGATGCGATCTCGCAAAGCTAACAGCTTAGGCGAATCAAACGTGGCATAAACAACATCCATCCAATCACTAGACGAGCTAGCGTTAAAACGTCCAATCCCTGAGATTGTCCCAACAATAGGCCAAGACCATTGGCCTAACTCTGACAAAAGCTTCAATAACTTTTTCTGCTGGGGTAACGAATCAAACTCACCTAAATAAGCCAAAGTAATATGCAGATTATTGGCCTGCTCCCGATTTGCGATCGGCACATGAGACAGCACCTCCAAGCCAATATGTTCTGGCAATGCCAATGCGATCATCACCCGCTTAGGCTGCTTTAATTTAGCCGCACTGCGCTGGTGACGGGTAATCAGCGATTTCACAGCTGATTCATAAGTCGGGTTTAACTGCCTAGGGGCAATTTCATCTAGACGGTATCCCAATGCTTTCAGGATGCTGGCACGAAATTGATCTGTACCAGCATCCTGACGCACTAGCGGTTGATGAAAAGACTGTACGCAAACCTTTAAGACATTAGATGCCTCTTGGGTAATTTGCTCTTCACTTAAACCGTCCAGATTCACCCTAGGGTCAACCGCATGGATTAATGCCTTCGCATTAATAGGTAGGATAGGCATCGGCTAAGCACAAGAGCAAGGCCGCTTATGGCGACATTCATAACAGCCGCACTCCGGCTCCGTCAGCATCATCTGTCCCGCCGCCGCCAAAGACGCCACATCAGGATACATTGCATCCTCATTCAGCTCATTATTGCTAAAGGTTTTGCGTGCTTTCTTCGCCGTGCGCCGCACAGTAGCTGCTGCTCTCAACCCTTGGCGTTTAGCTTTATGGCCCACCTGTTTTGTCTTTGTAGACGCCTCGCCACCAAGTTCTTTAGTCCCTCTAGCTATGTCAGCCCCCGCTTGCTTAGCTTGTCCGCCTAATCCCTTAGCTTTTCTACTTGCTTTTGCCCCAGCTACAACGCCTTTTTTGTATGTTTTTCTAGCAGACTTGCGGATATCTCCACCCACAGCTTTTGCTGCTTGGCTATAATCCACTTTATCCTTATCGTCCTTGCCCTTATTCAATTCATTGCGTTTCTTATGCACAGCATAAGCACCCCCTGCCCCAGCTGCCGCTACACCAGCAGCTGCTAGCCCTAAGGCCAATTTGCCGCCCCCTTTGCCAGAAGACCCACCCCCCTCATGGCACTCGGTATCATCAGGGATATAAGAGTCGCCGCACTTCTTATCTAGGCGAGTTTGGGCATAAGACAAATCATAAATACTAGCGCTGTCATTGTGAGCAAGCGATCTTAAATGCAAAGTCAATGTTTTGATGTCAGCGTCGTCTTGACTATATCTGTCATAAGACATAGCACGATGCTGTTGGCGTCTTGTATTTGCCGCCCCAGACCTACTTGGCGTTGTCGCCCCAGACCTACTTGGCGTTGTCGCAGCCCGTTGCTTCATCTTTTCTGGGGTATTGTTCTTTCGCTGTGACCGTGCAATATTTCGTTTCGATTTTTCCTGCTTTAGGCGTGAAAGCTTTCCTTTTTTACGCAATTTATTTGCGCCATAAGCAGCCCCTGCCACTCCTGCAGCTGCAACCCCTGCAACTGCTAAACCTTTGGCTAGCCCGCCCCCTTTGCCAGAAGACCCACCCCCCTCATGACACTCGGCATCATCAGGGATAAAAGAGTCGCCGCACTTCTTGTCTAAGCGCACCGTATTTCTATAACAACGAGTTGGCATTAATTTTTCTCCATGAATCTAAAGTGCTGGTGAAAACTGCGCAAGAGTCTGCGCATAGACACGGTCGTAAACAGGATTTTCTGGCAAAGAGTTCCCAACCTCTCTGTAACCTATTCCTGCAGCTTGCAATGGGTTTTGTCTGATATGGTGCACTTTTTGCCTTAAATATGCTCGTCGATTCGTATATTGCAATTGAGACCAAAATCTAAGCTGCTGAGTCGTCATGGGTTCATTTCCTTCAACCCCATTCAGCTGGTTAAACATCAAATCATACTGCTGTCGGCCCATTCCAGCACCTACCGGATCGCATTCCATCACCATGGCCCAGCCCGCTGTTCGAGCTTCCAATGTTGTTGGATAGAAAGGAGCAGATGGACTGATATCATCTAATCCCATTGCTACTCGAAATAGCTTGATTTGATCTTGGTAATTCTGTAAATCACCCTGTGCCATAATCAACAAATTTTTGCGAACGGATTCTAGGTCAAGCAGCTCTATCCCTGACTGCAAGGCCTGAGCATAGGCTAAGTCCAATGCTTCATCTGCCTCCTCCATAAACTGAAATGGAGTTCCTCCATCTGGGCCTTGGTTTTCTAAATGGAGAAATTTCTTGAAGCGGGAGAATATGTTGCGATCGCACCTAGTCTGAGCATATGCAAATGAGTAAGCATCAAAGTTTGGCGCTGTTTCCAAGCTGTCAGTATTTTGTACGGGTTCCTGCTCCTCCTGCTCTGGCTCCTCCTTCTCCTGCTCTGGCTCCTCCTTCTCCTGCTCTGGCTCCTCCTTCTCCTGCTCTGGCTCCTCCTTCTCCTGCTCTGGCTCCTTCTGCTCCTGCTCTGGCTCTGGCTCCTGCTCCTGCTCCTTCTCCTGCTCTTCTTAACGTGGATCATCAATCTTGACCCCAGCAGCCAGTAACAACTGCATGAATTGAGCTTTGTACAAGTGCGTCAGTAAATCACCTGTAACATCCAGTTCCGCAAACTGTTTTTCAAACTCCGTAATCTTGCTGACAATAACATCCACTGCCATCTGCTGATTCTCTGGCGTTGGCTCCATTGCATCTAGCACCCACAAGCTGTCTGTATTGTCAGCTCGACCCGCAGTAGCCAACTGCTTCTTTTTCTGGCGATGCCGATGCTGTTTACGTTTGTTCCGTAACTTCCGCTCAATCTTCTGATTTGGCGCACCATTGAGCGTATACTCTATCTCTTTGGCTGACAGCTTTGTGTCATCCAATAGGTAATCGTTAAATTTCTGGGTGGCATTTTTCGGATCAAACGAGGCAGCAGCAGCCCCCACTACCTTGGATGCAGATGAAGTAAAAGCACTGACGCGATCCGCTTGAGTGGCATAGGCCTTACCCTCCGTAATCGCCCGTGCTAAGCTCTCACAATTTGACTCAAACCCATTCCAAGTAAAATTGCGACCCACTAAGCTCTCTGCTCGTTTAACCACTTCTTCCGGGCTATATTCCTTTGTCCCTTTCTTTAAATACATTTCCTCCTTTGGCACTGACTCAAACTGTGTGCCATTCTCCTCGATCTGGCCATCTAAGCCTGAGCGAACAATCCTAGGACGAGTATCCGGCCCTTTAACTCCGTCTGGCCCCATGGTCACTTCAATCATCTCGTGGACACCCTTGTCGTTCTTGCCCACATAAACCCCGTAATGATACCGGCGAATATCCTTAGCACCAGGCTGAAAAAACATCTTACGGATCATCTGGCCTGGTTCAAACTTGTCATAGGTGGCCCGTGTTTCATCGTCAGGCATTCCATCAGCAGGCCTGCGCAAAGTTGGAACGTCTTTAGCGATCTCACTAGCTTTTACATCATGGTTAATAGTTCCTACGGCAGTTCCTAAAGCAGCTGCACCTGTAGCGGTGCCAGCTGCTGCGATCATGGCAGCATTTCGTAAATCCTTATTCAAGCCGTGCTTTTTAGGCACAGAAGCACCGCTACGGGCCTTAGATTTAGCGCCTGCAGCTGCCAGCCCTAACTTCTCTTTGCCACCAGACTTGCCCTTACCTATATGGCATTCAGCGTCATCAGGGATATAAGACTTCCCGCATTTCTTGTCTTGGCGCACAGCATTGTACGCAGTCCAATACGCATCGTTTTCGATAGTCGTCACAACTCACCTCTTGTTTAACTGCGCCCACCGTCGGCCATACACAGAGTCTGGCCTTAGAAAAGGTTGATATAAAGTTAATGCTGAATCTTGCTTTTGCTCCTCTTCTACAGCGGGAAGTGCTGCTTGCTCTTCTAGCTGCGCATCTGGCAGCTGTTCCAATTCTTCTGGACTAGCAAATTCTTCTAAGTTACTAAAGTCACCGAATCCTCCAAAATCCTCAAAGCCCAAATCTTCATATCCCTCTTCTCCCATCCCTTCTTGACCTGGCTGCCCCCCTTCAGCCTGAGCCATTGCCCTGTCAACCGCCGCTTGGTACTGTTCTTGGTCTAAGACTGTCTCGTGGGAATACTGAGATCCTCCAAACCGTGATTGGCGCACTTCCTGAGGTAATAACACTTCTAGGCCGACATAAGTCTGATCCACACTGGCTTGCTGAGATCGCTTGGCAATAATGTCCATTTCCGACTCAACCACCAATGACTTATAGTCATAGCTCCAGTCGTCAGGTAGTACTCCGCCTGTAGGACCGTCTTTTGCCTTAAAGATCAGCGTAAACAACCGTTCATGGATAGGTCTAATATGTTCTTCTTGGTACTGACTGATCGTCTCAGCCCAAGTAAACATCTCACTCTCTCCAGTGGCACCTAAGCCACTAGGGCTTTCCCCAAACAAAATAGTATGAGGAATTTTAGTAGCCCCAATCAACTCATTGCGAAACCCTTCTGCAATATCTGATAACCCTGAATAATTACGGGTTAAAAATTCTGCCCTTTCATTGGAATCCACCACCAATCCCCGAAAGGTAGACAACCCCATCATGATTAGCTCAAATCTGCGCTTTAACTCTGCCTCTCCCCCTTTTTGAGTAGACAGCTGCTTAAGGTTATTCATGGTGAACACAAACACATCAAAGCTAGCCACCATATTGGCAATGCCTGCATTGACGGTGTCGTACCGCTGAAATGCATCAAATATCAAGTTGATTAAAGACTGTCCCCACCCATAAGTGTTAAATGGGTTGCGCAACATCATATCGGGAGGCACTTCAATGCCATCAAACCGCAATATGCGACTGTTATGCACATATCGGTTTCCGTCTTTTTGTAAATCGCCTAATTTACGGGCATAGTGCCGCGATAACACCAACTCATACCGCACTGGATCTAGGGGATTAAAGTCCAAAGTCAAATCAGGCCGCAGATGATTAGTGTCTAGAGGTTCAATGGTACGGATTGACTGAATATTATCCTCGTCTAATGGCTCCCAAGCCGGTCGGCCATCCTCAATCACCATCACCCCCCCACAACCCCCATAAATGGCACTCCATGTGCCCATCCGAGTTAAAGTCTTTTTTAGGTGTAATCGTTTCGTGTAGTCATTAAAATCTGAGATGACGCTTTGTGCCGAGTCATCTCCCCCTAACTTCAACTCATATCCTCGACGCAAAGCTGCTCCAATATGCGCAGTGCACGCTCGCTGTAACAACCAACTAGATGCATATAACTCTTCCAACTGGATCTTATTAAGCCGACGCCCCATCCCCACTTGGGTATGCATGGACTTGTCATACTCAGGGATACCCACACCAGTTAAAGCGTTGTATAGCGCTCCAGCATCCATTCTGAATTCATCAGTTCTTTGAGCTGAATCAGCTTGGTTGGCTATATTCTCAGTATCAGAAGGCATAGCGATAAATGAAAGTTTAATCTATTGTCGATCACTGCTCCTTTCTGTGCTTAAGTTTGAGCTAATTGAACTACCCTCCGCTGCTAAAGCAGCGGAGAGTTCCCGGTCACCGAAATCCCCATTAACGAATTACACAAAAAAATATGGACTATACCTCTGCATTAGTACGCGCAGCTCAAGCCACGTCCACTGCACTTATTGAAAACATCAAACCTAAACTAAAAGATTTTATTTATGCAGAAACAGTTACTCCTATAAATGCCGAGCATTTACTTCGTACTATCCAGCATTCAAATCAGCCCATTACTCCTGAGATATCAGAGCTGATCATCCATGCTAGCCATCGCATGTCTTACAACCTCAAGCGCATTGATCTTGCCATTGGCTTATTAAGCATTTTGGCCCAAGCAGATAGACAAAACTTCGACTGCTTGACCCAACTAGCCCTTCACTTGCAAACTAGTGGCCAAACTCAAGCCGGATTAGCTACTGCCTATAAAGCCCGTAAAGCCGCTACGCATCCTTTAGACCAGATATTTGCTAACTACTTAATCATGAGAGGCATGATGATGGCCTGCAACGGCTACTTCATTGACTTCGTTAGCGACATTAAACAGCAAATGGTGGATCAGATTAAATCTCTTGGCAGCCAGTCACTATCAGGCAACAGCACCCAAATGATCCGCCTTTACTCCGTCAATTACTGGATCCCCTATTTTCTAGATCGGCCCCAAGAATTTAGAGAGATCCTTCGCTTCACCCACACTGCGATCGCAACCTTCTTAAAAGCAAGCCACCCAAAAATCTCTGAGAAATGCGATCGCCTTAGAACCAAGCCCACCGATCGCAACAATATCCGTATCGGCTTTATTGGTCACACCTTCAGCACCCATTCTGTGGGCTATCTGCTACGCCATCTAGTGTGCAACCTTGAACGATCTGACGTGCACCTCTATGCCCTTATGCTTTTACCCAAAAACCCAGGAGAAGACCCCCTCCAAGACTGGTATGAATCCTGTATGCACACCACTCGCCACTACAGCACTGACGGTCCTACCATTGCCAGCCAAGTGGCAGATTTAGAGCTAGATATCCTCATAGACCTAGATTCCCTCACCCTAGACATCACCCAGGCAATCATGGCTTTTCACCCTGCCAAAGTGACTATGTCTTGGCTTGGGTATGATGCAGCCAGCAACACCGGCACAGATTACTACCTGTGCGATACCTTTACATGCCCTGAAAGCCAAGCCCAGTTTTACCAAGAGCAACTCTTATATTTAGACCAACTCGTTGGTGTTAACGGCTTTGAATCAGGATTGCCCTCTCTCCAACGCAGCGACCTAGATATCCATGACGAATTTGTCTACCTCGTCATCCAGCGCTCAACCAAACTACATCCTTTTGTCTTTGATTTGTACATGGAAATCTTGAGTCGCACTAAAAATAGTGTACTAATCCTCAAATGCCCTGGTGACAACGACCTTATTCAAACCTTTGTTCAAAATGTAGCTGCCACTCACAAAATAGATCAACATCGCATTAAATTTATGCCCATCTCCGCCAACGAGCAAATCCATCGTGCCAACATCCAAATCATGGCTGACTGCATCCTAGATAGCTACCCATACTCTGGTGCTACCACTACCCTAGAGTCGCTGTGGAACACAATCCCCATCGTCACCTTTTGTGGTGAACAAGTTAGCTCTCGAACAACCGCTAGCTTTATCACCGCTCTAGACTGTGCTTATCTTGGCGTTGCCCATAATGGTCCAAGTTTTATTGAAAAAGCCGTGCAGCTGTGCACCATTGAAGAACGTTATCAAGAGTACAAGAACCGCCTACACACAGCCAAAACCAAAAGCCACAGTATTTGGGATGCAGAAACCTTTGCCCATAACTTTAAGCAAACCATTCTCTCAGTGCTCAACTAGGGGATTAACAATATCCGACAACAGCTCCCCTATGCGAGTAGAAAAAACCAATCGACTGCTATGATCCGTGAATTTACTTACAGGATTATCTGCAAATGCTGCTTTGGTGCGCAACCATAACTGCTGATCCGAGAAATAAGATTCAATCAGACTGCTAACCAATTCCATGTATTCCGACTTAGACCCCACCACTTGCATATGCATTCCTAACACCTCAAGCATAGAAGCCCCCATGTTAGACACAGGCAACTCATTGGCAGCCGTAACAATAGGGATATTCAGCTGCAAAGGATCCAATAAAGACGTCATCCCTCCATAAGGAAAGCTATCTAAATATAAGTGAGCCCCCTGTAAGTGGGCTAGTAGTTCAGAACGGCTACCAAGGGGAGACTGTAAAACCTTGACTCGCTCCAACAAGTCAGCGCCCACTTCCCCTGCCTGCTCATGCAAATGCTCCATAAACCTTTGCACTGGGTACTTATTACTCCAATTAGGGTTAAACGGGTACAAGAACAAACAGGCCTGCTCATGGTTGTTAATAATCTCCAAATACGTCCTCAGCATAATGTTATTGAGCTTGTAGAAATTCGCACCACAAATCATCACAAATTGGTCTTTGCCAAACAGCTCACACACCGTAGTGCATTGATGGGTCTCATCCACTGGCAACATATGAAAAACTTGAGCTGGCGAATTATGGACAATCAGCTTTTCTGAGTAATGCTCAGAAAATTGACGCTGTTGCGAAGTGTCCCCCACAAAATAACTAGAGGTAATATAGCCATCGATAGTAGAAAATTGAGGGCTAATAGGGCAATTGTGAGAAATAACTTGGTACCGAGCCAATCGAAACTGAGCCAGTAAGCTACTGATATTGGTCACAGCTGTCAGATTAGAGCCAAAGTAAATCACATCAAAATTCAACTCTCGAATTGCACGTACTGCTTGCTGCAAAAAGGTTTTCATCCCCTCGGCATCTTCAGATGCTAAAGGACAAATATCTGAGAGGATCACAGTTTGATTCACATAGTTCTTTGCTATATCCATCACCTGTGATGGATTGTCATAGACACTGAGTAAAGTCACCTCAGTGTTTTCGTTCGGTATGTTCAGCCAAGGCAAATTTGCATAACCCTCAGTCTGAGAAGCCATGGTTTCCACTAGCACACCAATAGAAATTGGCGTGTCCGGCTGTTTTGGTTCCATCTCCCATTCGAGATCCATGCCCCAAGCCTTCATCAGCGATTGGAATAAATCAGCCCGCCGCCGCATAGTAAATTCAGCCTTGTCTAAGAAGTAAATGGGGATAAAATTTAGCTGAGCTAGAACTTGAGCCGTAAAACCAGAAATCCCTTTACATTCGGCCTGAAGCGTCTGAAGCAGACTCACAAGCCCGCTTAAAACAGTCCCATAAACTTCAATATCGTCAACCGTTAAAGTGGCAAAATTTGCAAATTCATTTATAGCCCCTACCCCTTCTACAACATGTTTTCTTAACTCGTTTTGAAACAATAAAGAGTCATAATTTTGGTTAAACACAGACTGTTGAACAAACACCTCTTTCTCAATAGAGGCTTGGTACACCCCATCTAAGTTTTTCCAAACTGGTAAATCGGGAAATCTGCATTCTGAAGATGACTTCCCAGCAAATAACAGCTTAAAAACCATGCTACTAGGGATGTGCTGTCCAGAATGAATGCCAATATTTTCAACAAGGTGTGTGCTAGACAATACACAAAACCCATTATTCTCCCAAATCTTCAACTGCCATAAATAATCCCAGTTCAGATTGCCAGCAACTAAATGCTTAAATTTAGCGGTCCAAAAATCAACAAAATGGTGGCTAAAGGACGGTACACCCTGGAATTTTGGCTCAAAATTCCTTTGGATCATTGCCCTCAATCTGTCTGGGTGCGATAAATAGCTCCCATTAACTTCTGTCATCCGGGCTTTTTGCCAACGGCTTTTCCAAGTAGCCCATCCCCAGCAGTGAGGGAATTTAGACAAATGCAGCGACTCTTCTTCTGGATTGAGTTGAAAGTTATTGCCACTGATATGCCAAATTCGCTGATCTCCTTCAAAATGGTTCAGCATTTGTTGGCAGTACTGGAAAAAAGTAGGATCTGGAACGCAGTCATCCTCTAAGATGATGGCTCGATCCGTCAACTCAAACACCTGCTGCAAGCCTGAAATAACCCGATGGGCTCCACCCATGTGCTCATCCGCCTCAATCCAGGCTATTGGGCAATCTCGAAACCCCTGCTCAATAATCTCCTTGACGTCCTTGCATAGCTGGTGATCCTCTTGTGCACCTGGAGCATCAAGAATCGCATACACAATACCAGGATTTGCAGCTGCGATCGCATTCACAACAACCTGCGTCAATTCAGGCCGATTGTAGGCAATCAGCACCACAGGAGTCTGTAGCTTCGGATCTTTCCACTCAAAGTAAGCACCCCCCACTTGAGTAATTTCCTTTAGCTTCACCTGGGGATAAGCAACAACAAACTCATCAACCGCTTTTTTAGTCCCTCGCCAATGGTGATAGTCGTCCACCTGAACGACCGCCCCTGCACTTAAATAAAACGCAGAAGACATCAAAGTTTTTAACGTACTTTTATAAAAGTCTGTGTCGCTGTGCAAAAATGCAATTTCATCAATGTATTCGCTTAGAAAAGCCTTGTAATCTGTGTTGATATTTATCTTCACCAGCTCAAAAGGCTGATCGTCGCCGCCTAGTGCAGCCAAAATATTATCAACTACTTTTTGCTCGTTAACCGCAAGATCTCCCTCAGCCCGTTCAGAAGGAGCAGCAGACGTGCCAGCTATCTGTCCATCCTGGCTTCCTGGGGCAACCATTCCGGTAAAAGTATCTACCCCATGCACTAGGCGATATTGTTTGCTGTAGTGGTTGACCACATATATCAAGACAGCTGTAGATCCACCCTGGTAAACCCCACAATCTATAAAGTCACCAGGGATGCCAGCTAAGCAGACAGCCTTAGCATTCTCAAATAGTTGCCGCAAACGGTCCTTAGGCAAGAGAGTTATGTCTTTGACCTGCTTATAAAGCAGGTCAAACTCCGTATTCGAGTGATCTAATTCTGAAGCTTTACCTTGCATGATTTGTCCGCTTAACGACTTCAAGAAATCAGGAGTCGGCCAATCTACGGCTGGATCTGGGCAATGCAAAGGCAAATCGACATTCCCCCTAAATACCACTCCTATCATCTGCTGAGTTGTATAAATCCTGAATTTCCAGCCCTGTTCTACTAAATACAAAAAGCCTTTGTAAACATCAGGACTAACTAAGTCGTGAAATATAATGGCACAACGGTCGCTAACTACTTTTGAAGCTGCGATCGCATCTGCTAAAGGTGCCTCCCCCTCATGGTCTCCATCAATCAAAATTAAATCAAAAGGGTCCCCCTCATATTGCTCAAAAAACTGTTCACTTTTGGTCGGGATTAGTTGTGTTCGGCTAATTAAATTGGTGTCATACAGCAAATTCACAAGATAAGCCTTCCATGGAGACTGATTTCTGAGACTCTCACCCAGCAACACATCCACAATAGTCAGCTGTGACTCAGGCACTTGAAGCAAGTGAAGGGAGCACCACCCAAACCAACAGCCAATTTCAAGCATATTTTTGCGGGGAAACTGCAAGGCTATGTTGTAAAGGATCGTGGCCTCATCTAAATTGAAATACCCCACCATAGGATAGTCCCGATGAAAATACATCTGGTGAGGGATGTGGCTCCGTAAATAATCCCAGTTAGAGCGCACAACTCCTGAATCAAGGCTAGGAAACAGAGGCCGTAAATCTATAGGAGTTAAATTTGGTGAAACGTAGTCATAGTAACTCTTTTGCTTTAGACTTCCTTCAATGACCCCAATTAAACTCGAAGTCATATCTGCTTCAAGAAACCGCTCAACTAAATAGTTTTTTTGAGTTAGACACCGTTCGCTAATCAAAGCAGGGTCTTGAGTAAAGAAATTACAAATATGCGCCGCCAACTCTGCTTCGTCAATGTCAGAAGGAACTACAAATAATTCATCCCCTGCAAAGATCTCTGGGATACCTCCTACATTAGAAGCAATAACCGGCACCCCAGCAGCCATAGCCTCCAAAATTGCCATAGGCAGTCCTTCGTACTGGCCAAGGTGCACAAACAAATCGGCAATATTTAAGTACGGTAAAACATCACTCTGGTGACCAATAAATGTAACATCACTATCCAACTTCAAAGCAAAAACCAGATTCTCTAAGGCCTGTCGTTCTGGCCCATCCCCTACAATCAGCAATTGAAACGAATTCTCTGGCATTTGCTGCTTTATTAGCTTTTTAAATGCTCTAACTATTTTGCCGACTTGCTTTTCTGGAGAGAGTCGGCCTACACAGACAATGGTCTTCATTTCTGTTAGGGGCAAGATTCCTTGGTTTACGCACAAAGGAATCAAAACACTTTTAGGCAAAGGGATAAAATAACGAGAATCAACCCCGTTATAGATAACACGTCCTTTATGCTCTAGATGAAAATATTTTTCCAAGCAAGCTAAGCTGTATCCGCTCACAGCGATCACATCTTCTGCCCTGCCGTAAATCAGTTTTAATCGTTCACACTCTGCTGCAAACTTATCTTGCAAATATGGCTCCACCAGGTGCTCGATGCAAATATACGGAACTTCTGCTAGAGCAGCCGCTTCACGGGCTGCAAGCATAGAAACTGGGCAGCTATCTTCAAACACGATCAAGTCCGGCTCAAAATCTTGAATTAAAGTCAGAACCGGACTAGAGTCTGTAAGAGTGCTGCTGAAGTGAGTGACGGTATTGTAAGGAATTTCATAGATAAATAAATTGGGATGCTCAGATAAATCCTCTAACCGCAAATCTTCAGTGGAAGACATCGCCAATGCTACGGTAAAACCCGCCTGGATTAATTGCTTAGCAAGACTAAAAGCATGGGTGGCTACCCCACCCCATCCTGGATCATCTGTAATCAAAGCAATTCGTTTGCTTCGCCCATATCCAGACTCTGACTTGCTGTATTGATTAAGCTGATCTGGTAGTTTTGAAATCACTATCTGGGGATCAGTTTCAGGCTCTCCTACTAATATCTGAGTGGGCTGGTATTGGCCCATGCCGTAAGTCTCGGGAATGCAAAATTGCGCTATGTCACCTGTAGCCAGCTCAATGAGCAAAGGTTGATACCGTACATTTGCTTGACTCATGATTTTGCGATCGTACACAGTACTTCAGCCCTAATGGTAGTTCGGTACTGCACCCAAGAGGTGCCCGATTGTTTATTGCGCTCCGTTACCCCGTTTTGCAAATTAAAAATGATGATAGTCAATATGAGTAAATATCATGCCTGAAGAAACTGGACAACAAGGCGGTACACTAGCCTTCACCACTTCGTTTACCACCACATCCAGTAATGTTGCTGCACTGCAAGGCATATCCCATATGGATACGCCCCAGCAAGGTAGTATTTCATTCCATCAATCTCTATCTAGCGGCGAACCAGTTCAAAGTGACTCTTTTGAAGTCGGCGGAGCATTTGCCCCTGGAGACCAAACGGTTGTCACTCTCACTAAAGCAGGGCAAGCGACTGATTACGTTAACCAAGTGCAAACAGGTGAAACCTTTGAAGCAATTCTTGATAATCTAGTCAGCCGTATCAATCTAGACGTTGATGTTGCCGCTGACTATACCTACACCGGAACTGTTGGAGCAGTAACCTTAAAAAGTGCTACTGGTGAAAACTACACCGTTGCAGTAACCAGCTCTGGAGGAATGACCACCTCAACCGTCACTTCCATCTCTACAGGGTCTGGTGCAGCTGCCTTAAAAATGCGCAAGCTAGGAGAAGTGACTGTAAATTACAGCCTAAACTCACAGGGTAATCCCCAAGTCCAAGATACTTACAAGTTTTTTGATGGCGCTGAAACCCCTGCCCTCGTTCAGTCTTTAACCCTATCCGCTCAAGTTCATCCTCTAAATATCATTCAACTCCAGCAAAATAATGGCGCTTAATGAACTTAGAGTTTGAATATGTGCACCGCTGCTGGATTTATGCAGCAGCAGAAAAAACACCCTATACCGTAGATGCCTATGCCAAACAACAAGGAGTGAGTTTTGACCCCGGCACTTGTTTGCTGCGAATGGTTTTCCCAAACCAAGACGCTGCATTAAACTGTGTAGCAGGAAATCAAGATTTTGAAATTCTCTACAATGTGCCACAATTCACGTTCGTGGAGTTCTTAGCACAGGAAAAGCCCGTGAGCGGTAAAGACACCATGGGCTTAAGTGATTATGTTGTACCTGCTTACACAAGTGGAGATGCGATCGCATTTATCCAACAACAAGCCACAAGTATCACCCCCTTGCAAATTGTAGAACCCGGAAAAGCGACTGGTCATAATCAAGTGGCAATCCATCAAGGGGGAAAGTTTGAAGCCTCTAAAAATCTGAAAGGGAAAACAATCACTATCCGCCGCTTGCCTGTGATCTACCCTGAAGTCATTAATGGTCTTACGAAACCCCTACCTTCTATTACCGTTCATCTCGTATTCACAGACCGCCAAGGGCGCTTCCAGTTATACTCTATTAATGCCCCAGAGATTATTCCCACCAATCAATACACCACTACTGAAGTGATCATCCAAGCTAAGGTCAACCTTGACAAGGTCAGCTGTCGCGCCTTTGCTTAATCAACGAAACGGAGGCTTGTGTTGGCTAGAGCTAAACAGCAAATCTTTATCCACAACATATCCATAGGGCAGCATATCAAGTTCCATCGGGATCAAGGGCCAACACTCCCAGAAGAACTGGTGGTTGCCAGTATGGAGCAAACGCCTCGACCTATCTTGCAAGAAACCCTAAATCTACTGATCCCTCTAGTCATTAATGAATGTTGCCTGAGTGATCAATGGGAAGTTGATGGTGAAATTCGAGGGCTAAGTCTGAAATGGAATACGCCCACAGAGTACAGCATTGCCAATATCTCTATTGCCCTAAACCGAGAGAGAAGACAGTCAGTAATAGTGTCTATGCCCCGTATCAGCATGGATTATATAAGCATGGACACTGAAAAAATTATTGACAACGTGCTGAAATATGCCAAAGATTACTTAGACGGTAAGTATGCGCAGCTGGAATTATCCTTAGTGCGCAGCATCAGTTGAGCGAAACTCAAGAAATCACCTACGGCCATAGCATCATTCGCTTAATTCGCGCCCCAAAAATGCGTGATGTACCACTTATCCATGGCTATCACAATCGAATGCGTGCTGCCATGGATAAATATAGTATTCCTGACTGGCCACCTGATCTACCCATGCTCGAATGGTACGTTCACTACCACCAAGAGCTAGACTGGCCAGCCACATTGTTACCCTCAGAAAACACAACCTTATGTGAATTCTGCTATGAGCATTTTGGCTTCTACTACCACCGTATTTCTGAATTCTTGCAATGCGAAAATGAACCCCTAGGATTCAACTGGATTGAAAACGCCGAACTGCGATCGCTTCATGAATTTTTTGTTGCCACAGAAGAAGTACAACACTGGGAGCATGAAGAACTGATTCCAGGTCTTTCCCGCCTTCGACAAATGCTAGGTCAGAGCTATCCAGATCCAACCATAGAACCAGAGCCTTATAAACCCCTGCCTAGTGGCTGCGAAGTGGCTGGCATAATTGCCAATTTATGCGTCAACTTTGAAGGAACAGGCCCCCTGCAATGGCTAGAAGTCAGCCCTTACCTAGGTCGATGCATCTTACAAGATGCCCATGAATTATCTCAGCGCGCACAAGATGAATCCAAAAAAGGCAAATCCACAAAAGCTAAGCGAGTACCACCTTCCATCGTAGAAGGTGAAGACCGGTCAGATTTTGTGGAAGTAAAACCCTACATCAAATCTCAATTAGACGAATGGGAGATTAAGTACCCGCCCAACTTCTAGCTAATCGCGGGGCTTCCCCGCGCTGTACATCGGTTGACGCACTCCCACCTCTAAAGAGAGTGGGATTCAGCGCTACTGGCGTAGATTGCAGAGCTAGGCTCTGTCTTACGTCTACTCACACTCTAGACAACGCCCTGCCTAGTTGGATTGCTCCA